ACGAATGTAGACATCGGCGGATCTACCCTGCCCGCCTATGAGCTCTCGGTGAGCACTTCTACAAAGACCGCCTAATCCACACTCTCGGCTTCATTATGTGTCAAACTAAATCCAACACTTCCAAGGAGTAACCACATGGCATTCTTATCAAACCCAGTCATCACAATTGACGGCGAAGACTATACGGGCTTTTGCACATCAATCACAATCACCTCCGAAAAAGAGCCTTTGGAAGACACCGTCTTTGGAATGACCGCTCGAGAATTTACAGATGGCCTTCAGTCAAACACCTCCGAGATTACTTTGTTTATGGATTACTCTGCGACAGGTGCATGGCAATTCTTGTCCGCACTGTACGGCACAAAGTTTGAAGTCAAAGCAAAACCTTTTGCCTCGGCGATCAGTGCCACGAATCCAGAGCTAGTCCTAAGTAACACCTACATGGCAAGTCTTGACCAGATCTCCGCATCTTTGGGAGAGCTCCAGTCGATCACAATGTCTACGCAGGGCGGCGAGTTCACAATCGATACAACACCATAATCTTTGGCCTTCCTTGGCCCGACGAAAGGAAACATAAATGAAGCTCAAGTTAAAACTTGTCCGCGATGGCAAAGAAGAATTTCTTTGGACGAACCTTTGGGCTATTGCCGAATGGGAACGCATAGAGAATCGTCGAGTGTCTGACGGACGCGGAATTGGCGTCTCGGATTATTGTTGTTGGGCTTATTCAATTTTGGCCTTAAAGGGTGAGACACTTCCTCCTACTTGGCGGCAGTGGCTTAAAGAGAATCTTGGTATGGAATGCGCGCCAGTAGGGGAAGAAGAAATGCCAAACCCTACGGACGCGGCTACAGGCGACAACTCGCAGAACTTGTAGTCGCGACCGGGTGGTCTCCCACTTTCTACTCTGACACCTTTGACACGCGAGATTTAACTACCATTATCGCAGTGCTAGAAAAACAAAATAAGAAAAGGTGACATGGCGGAAGGACTTAATACCAAGGTAGAGATCTACGGACTTAAAGACGCCATTAAAAAACTGAACTCGGTTGAGCCGGGACTCCGTAACCAAATCGCAAAAGACTTCCGTAATGTCGCCAAGCCTGTCATCAATGACGCGCTAACTCTGATCCCTAACTCCATTCCGTTGTCTGGTATGGGACGCAAATGGACTACGCCTTCAGGCTTCAAAATCCTTCCGTGGGATGCAGGAAGAAAACAAAAGATCTCCGCCAAAATCAACACTAAAAAGGTCTCCGAGTTCCGTGGACAGATCCGCAATGTGGGCGTCTTTAACATCATCTACTCGGGATCTACTGGAACACTCTTTGATATGGCCGCCACTGGCAGACTTGGTGCAGCACTTACGGCGCGCTATGGCAACCGATCAAGAGTAATGTGGAAAGCAATGGAGAAGAACCAAGACACAGTTGAATCAGAGATGCGGCGAATTGTTGAGACTGTCATGGACAAAGTTGATCGGAATGTGGTCTCCTAATGGCATCAGTAAACATCCCAATTATCTCCGAGTTTGATGCCAAGGGCACACAGAAGGCCATCAAAGAGTTCCAATCGCTTGAAGGCGCGTCCGCCAAAGCATCCTTCGCCATTAAGAAAGCCGCGCTCCCAGCCGCAGCTGCTATCGCAGGATTAGGAGTCGCGCTTGTAGGTGCAACCAAGGCCGCAATGGAAGACCAAGCCGAACAAGTACAGCTTGCACTTGTCCTTCAAAATGTTACTGGAGCCACTGACGAACAAGTCAAAGCGACTGAAGACATGATCTCAAAGATGAGTCTTGCGTCAGGCGTCGCGGATTCAGAACTTCGTCCAGCTCTGGCGGTACTAACTCGAGGAACGAAAGATATAGCAGAAGCTAACAAAGCCCTTGCTCTTGCCCAAGACATAAGCGCGTCCTCTGGAGCCTCACTTAGTCAGGTGAGCGACGCCCTTGCAATGGCCTATGGGGGAAATATGAAAGCCCTCGGAGCATTGTCGCCGGGTATTAAAGCAATGATTAAAGACGGTGCATCCCTTGACGATGTGATGAATGTGCTCGGCGGTACTTTTGGCGGGGCGTCAGATGCTGCCGCCGCCACTGCCGAAGGCGGAATGAAGCGTCTCGGAATTGCTTTGGCAGAAACAAAAGAATCAATCGGTGCAGCACTGATCCCGATAGTCGAAGCCTTAATGCCTCACCTCATTGCCTTTGGTGCATGGGCACAAGAGAACACCAAAGTCTTCTTGATCGTTGCCGGCGCAATCGGTGGAATTGCACTGACTATTTTGGCTTTGAATGCCGCTATGAAAGTTTATGCAGCCGCACAATTAATCGTAAACGGAGTGGTCGCAATCTTTAACGCGCTGCTACTGGCAAACCCGATTACTCTCGTCTTGTTGGCGGTCGTCGCATTCATCGCCATCCTTGCCGCGCTCTATTTCAAGTTTGAGGTAGTCCGAAAGATCGTAGACACCGTCTTCCAAGCGATGCTTGCAGGCGGTAAAGCAGTCTTTGACGGACTTACCACTTACTTCACAGGGCTTTACAATGTCTTTAAAACACTCTTTAACGGCATTGCTAAACTTTGGAATAACACTGTAGGCAAGCTTGCTTTTAAGATCCCGTCGTGGGTACCCGGTCTAGGCGGCTTCGGCTTCGAGGTACCTAACATTCCTTACCTTGCAGAAGGCGGGATCGTGACAGGGCCCACGCTTGCAATGATCGGCGAGCGCGGCCCTGAAGCGGTCATCCCACTATCTGGACGCAATTCTGGGATGGGCGGAAACTACACCATCAACATAACAGGCGGACTTTCATCAAGTGCCGACATCGGAAAAGCAGTCGTAAACGCGATTCGCCAGTTCAATCTGACTAACGGCCCTGCAAACATTCAGGTCGCCTAATGGCGGTCACAGTTCCGAACGCGGGAGACATCCTTGTTGAGTTAGACACAGGCGCGATCATTGATGGCTTTGAGCTGGACGATGCCATTCGCGGAGTCTTAAATAATCCAGACTTTGTGCTGGACGGTACGACAGAGTTCGCAGATATTACGACCTATGTGCGAAGTCTTTCTATTCGGCGCGGTCGAGAGCGGACAACCGACCAAGCAAATCAATCTGGGACGCTTACTTTTACAATGCAAGAAGACGCCGCGCAAGAACTCAACCCGCTTAACCCGCTGTCAATTTATTACAACGAAGCCGCCGACTTGCCCGGTCTTGCACCATTACGACAAGTCAGAGTCTCCCGTGATGGGGAATACCTAATACAGACCTATGTCACTAACTACGACTACTTTTACAATCTCGGAGCCCTAGACACAGTGAGCGTTGCGGCTGCGGATGCCACATATCTTCTAGCGCGGACAGCTCTCGCCGAACACACTCCGTCAGTAGAGACCTCTAGTGCTCGAGTGTCTACGGTGCTCGCATTCCCAGAGGTGAACTACACAGGCGCCACAGACATCGCCGCCGATCCAGTCGCCACGCTGGGCGCATACCAAATAAACAATGCGACTCCCGTCATGGATTACCTTGCACAAATATCCGCCGCCGAGCAGGGACGAATCTTTATTTCGCGCGATGGAGTGCTTACATTCCAGAAGAGAATATCGGCAGCATTATCTTCGCCGACAATCCAATTTGGCGACACACTTAACACTCCTTACAACGCTCTTACAATTGAGTTTGATGCTTCAGATGTAGTGAACCGGGCATCAATTACCATCCAAGGCGGAACGACACAAGTCGCCACTGACGCCGCATCGCAGGCCGCCTATTTCATTCAATCAGTAGAGCAAAGCGGAAGCCTCCTATCTACCGACGCGCAAGCTCTCACACTTGCCGATTATCTACTGGTAGAGAATCCTTCGCCGAGATACACCTCTATAGGCACTTGGTTCGGCTCACTGTCAGAGCCCCAGCGCGACGCACTTGCGACCGCCGAGATCGGCGACCTTATAGAGATCACCAAAACAGAGCCATTCGGCGCAGTAACACAAGTCCTTTACATTGAAGGAATCGAGCACACCATTACCTTTGATTATGGGATGACTAGCAAATTTTTTACCTCACCGACGACACTGCTCTATGACTTTATTTTGGACGATCTAGTCTTCGGAAAATTAGATATCACCACGCCCCAGCCCGCATTAAGTTAGGATCAGAAATATGCCAAACGAACAAGTAAAGGTGCCGCTTTTTGCAGCTGCCGAAATTTTGACTGCCGCAAATATGAATATAAGCGCGGGCACTGGCGTCCCGGTCTTTACTAATTCCACAACTCGAGATGCGGCCTTCGGAGGCGCAGGCGAAAAGGTGCTTGCAGAGGGCCAGCTTTGTTATTTGAGCGATTCTAACATTGTTCAGTATTACACGGGCGCGGCGTGGGCTACTGTCGGGCCGACTACGGCTGGTCTTGTTTGTGTGAAAGCGGAAACAGCGTTAAGCGGTTCTAGCACTTTTGCTGACGGTGTTTTTACTAGTACTTACACAAATTATCGCATTGTTATTAGATACCAGACAAGCACATCGGCTGAACTGGCTATGCAGTTGCGTGCAGCAACAGTAGACACTGCAACAGGTTACAACTACCAAACATTTCAAGCAGACAGCACATCACTTGCTGGTTCGCGTAGCGCGTCACAAACATCAGCGTTTGTTGGTAAAGACCCGGGCGCGTTTACAAGTTTAACAACATTGGAATTAAGCGGCCCACAACTAGCCGAACCAACTGTTTATCAAGCAGTCAACACGCGAAACAATGGCGCATACACAGTTCCTTGGGTTGTGCAATATTTTGGCAACCAATCTGGCAGCACACAATTTGACGGCATAAAATTCTTGGTTGCATCAGGCACTATGTCAGGCAGTTACACGATTTACGGATACTCAAAGACGGTATGACAATGCGAACTAATGACAACGGCGTAGAACGCGACATGACCGAAGCCGAACAAACAGCACATGAAGCATGGGCAAAAATTGTACAAGACAATGCCAAAGCGTTAGCAAAAGCCGCAGCCGAACGCGCTACAGCCAAAGCTGCACTGCTAGACAAATTAGGCATCACAGCCGACGAAGCCGCACTACTAATCGGATAATTATGACTGTCAATAACCTTCCAAAATTTGTCATCCTGCTAGTCGGACTGCTCTGCCTAACCGCGCTAATGATCGCCGACAAAATAGACATGGCATCAGGCGTCCCAATGCTCACAATGATTCTTGGCTATGCAATCGGCAACGGAGTGAACGCTCGACAAGGCAACGAATCCTCTAATGTCTTTGGCAAAAAGCAGAAGTGATTCCAGCAAATCCTAAGATCCCGAACTCCAGACCGTACACAGGGAACTCCGACGGAGCATCCAATGGGCCTAGACCCGGAATGGATGAATGGATCCGACAAGCAATCCGCTACAGCGACGGAGCCTTCTACAATTTCGGCAGCTGGGGAATACGAAACATGCGCGGCTCCTATAATTTGTCTGTCCACGCTTGCGGAAGAGCAGTTGATCTCTCCTTTTTAGCGACCGAAAAACATCCAACAGCGAACCGAAAAGGAATGGTCGCCTTTCTAAACATTGTCACCGCTAACGCGAACGCACTCGGGCTTGAATGCGTACTTGACTATTTACCAAAACCCTTTGGACGCGGATGGCAGTGCACTCGACAACGCTGGAGCAAATACTCCAAGCCCACAATTCACGGTGCACCGGGCGGAACATGGTGCCACTTTGAGATCTCGCCGGCTATGGCAGACTCTCCAGCCCTTGTTAAACAAGCCTTTCAGAGAGTGTTCGCCGAAATCCCCCAATAGCGCGCACCGATCCTCTATGGTCGAAGTACCGACGATAGGAGTACAAACATGACCGAGCCGAAAGTCTTTATCTACGAAGTCGGTAGATGCAATTTAGACAACGGACAAGAAATCCTTGTCCAGATCTTTCGCCACGAAGACACACACACAATCATCCGCGCACAAATCGCTTTTCGCACTTTGGCGGGCGATAGCTGGGGCGTCCCTACAGAATTGAGCTTTGAAAAATGAGCTATTTAACAATCAAAATCTTCGCATGGGTAACTATAGGGCTATGTCCTTTTGTGCTCCTCTGGGACGCTTCTAAGCCGCCTGAAGGCCTGTCTAGGGTAAGCCCCGTGACCGCCTATGCCACGATCCCGCTAGGGACACTGCCAGTCGTAGTTACACCCCCCGTCACTACGCCGGCTACAGCTTGCGCGCAAGCTCTTGACCTCGCTTTAAGTGTGGGATGGCCTGCAACCGAGACACCAACTTTGATGCGCGTACTTAAACGCGAGTCAAATTGCACTCCAGACGCTTTCAATCCTC